AAAGCTTCCTTCCAGAACGACTCCCATTTTGACGCTGAGACCAAGGAATGCTCGAGCCTCACCCTGAACGACTTCGAAACGACGAATCTGTTACGTTCTTCGTCGAATGATTCCTCAGTTGCGACGTCAATCTCGAGCATTCCCGGTCTCCATTCCGACTAGGCGAAGGTGACGAGCCACTCGTCCTGCGTCGGAACGGGGAACTTGTACCCCGTCATCGGCCTGGCCCGAACCAGCGTGTTCGAGGTGATCGGACCGAATGCACCGGACGGAACGACTTCGCCGTCGATCAGGTACTCGACGCCGGTGACCGATGGAATGGTGATGATGTCCGTCGACGAGTTGTACGTCGGCGCCGTTGGCGTAGCCTCGGTGAGGGTCGACGCCAGAATCGTGATGACATCGGCCGGTAGAGGCATACTGGGGCTCTCGGACGACGTTCCGTACAGGTACGACTCGAGAGTGGCCAGTTTGGCGGGATCGACCTTGGTGCTGTCGATGGTCATGCTGGCCGTCGGAGCGTAGTCGACACTGAGAACCGTGCCGACGGCGACCGCGGTAGTGGTGACCTCCCACGAGAACGTGATGGCCTCGGGAGAGTCATTGACCGTCGCGTACGCCTTCTCCGATGGCGCCGCGAGACAGCCCCACACCAAGTGTAGCTTGTATCCGTGACTGTTGCCCTCGGTGTCGTTGCCCTTGAGCGTCCTGTAGCAGAAGCCGAACTGCTTGCGCGGCTGCTGCCCGACACTGACACCCGCCGTCGGTGACGCCGATCCGTCGTTCTGCTCGAACTCGGGCGGGTAGGTGAAGGCCTCGATGGTGCAACCGAACATCTCGACCGAGATCAGGTTCAGGTACTTGATGTTGTCCGCGTACTGCGGGCTAGCCTCGGCACCCGAAGGCGATTCCGTGACGGTCGTAAGACCGTTCCATGCCACACCGTCGACGTACTCGCCGGTCTCGTCGATCTGGTACAGAACTCCGTGATCGACACCGGTTTCGTACGTGCGCTGGCCGGTCTGATCCCACGTGAGGGTTGCCATGCGTTCATCCTCTCAGAAGTAGATGTTGAAGACATCGTGGTTCAAGTTGTCCGCGACGTAGAACCGTTCATGCGTGCACATAGGCAGTGACGCGATTGTGTCGAACGCGGATTCATCAGGATTCCGACTGATCATTGTCAGTTGGTATTGTCGGGTGAGCTGATAAGGCTCATTATCGGCAAACGCAACATCATTTCCCGCACGCTGATACACGATTGCGGGATACACCATTTGCACATTTGGTGGAGGCTGGAAATATACGTTATCCACAATCAACTCAAGGATTGATTGCAGCTGTGCCCTCGGGGCCATTGTATACACCTCCCAGCCTCAGTAGAAGGCGGGGACTCTGGACCTCGACATCAGTCACTTCCCACCGAGTCCCCGCCCACTCTACATACCGAATGGCAAAGAAATGTTCATTCGCGTGCGCATCAGACACTATGGAAATCGAGTTCGAAACACGAAGGTCGCTATTGACCTTTTGATCGTTCTCCGTACCTCGATTGTTTCGGACGACGTCACCGGAATAGTAACGGTATTCGACGACTTCCGTGTGCACCCCATTACCTTGATTTTGTGTCTGACCGAACCCGACTTTCCCATAAAACCTTGCCATTCCGGCCTCCTCTTACGCCGGGCGGGTGAAGGTCCAGTCGGCGTCGAAGTTGTGCGGGAAGTAGTAGCCGGTGTTCGGCACCGCGACCACCGACTGCGATTCTCCTGCGGCCAGGGCCGTCTGCGCACCCGCGGACAACGTCGTACCGGCCGCACCCAGCGGGCCGGTAGTTTGCGTCTTGTAGGTCACGCCGGTGACCGTCGGAATGGTGATCACACCGGTGGACGGAACGAAGGTCGGAACGGTCGGTGTGGCCAGCGTGCCCGCGCCGCGGAGGATGACCTGTGCCCGCTTGTGTTGGGTGAGCGCACCCGACATGCGACCCTCGATCAGGTACTTGTACTGGTTGTAGTCGATGTCGAAGTCGTCGAACGTGTTGATCTCGCCGCCGCGCGTGGAACCGACCGCGTAGTCCGACAGGTTGACGATGATCATGAGAACCTCGGCGCCGTCGCGCTGGACGCCCTCCATGACCGGAACCTCGACGATCTCGTTGACGCCCAGTGCCGCGGCGAGATCCGCCTTGGTGTTGTAGTACCTCCGACGCAGGCTGTCCTTGGCCAGGAGCATGTCCACCATGACCGCGTTGGTCATGTATGCGGTGGGGGCGGTACCGCGGTAGCTGTCGCGTGCTCGCAGCACGGCCTCGATCAGGTCGACCGAGTCGACGTTGGCCGGGACCGTGACAACGTCGGTGTAGAACTCGTCGTCGAACGCGATCGGACGGATGTTCTCCTCGTTGATCTTGTCGGGGTCGTCGACCTCACGACCGTCGCTGACGAGGATCGCGCGCGCGATCTCCTCGCGAAGCATGAAACGCATCTCGACCCAGATCCACGCCACCACGTCGAAGTCGGTGATGTCGATGATGTCGTCACGGTCGAGCTTCTGCTTTTTGTAGATCGTCTTGGGCGTGGTCGTCCTCGTGGCGAGACTGAAGAACTGCTCCTTCTTCATGTCGCCCTTGATGTAGCCCTTGGCGCGCGCCGTCTCGAACGTGAGGTCGGCCGACAGGGACTTGATCCGGGAGAACGGCAGCTTGCGAGTGCCGTTGAGCACACCTTCCACCCAGGCGAGCTTCCGGGTGATCCATTCCGGACGGTTGTCGATCGCCTGCGCGTCCGGGAACAACACCTCGATGTTGGTGATGCCGTAGTCCTCGGCATGCGCCAGGAACGACTCCTTCCAGGAGCCCAGTTTCTTCGCGTCATCGACCAGCGTCTGCAGCTGGCTGTGGGTCAGGTGTCCGCCGCGCTTCACGCCGCCGTCGGTCTCCTGCTCGTTCTTCTCGAAGACGTTGCGCGTCATCGTACCTTCCTTGTCGCTGTGCTCCAGGTCCGCCTTGTCGTCGGACTCGTTTTCGTCGGTTTGGTCATCCTCGTCGGTGGGTTCCTCGTCGGATTCCTGCTTGTCCTCGGCCGGCTTGTCTTCCTCACCGTCGGCAGACTGCTTCGCAGAACCGAGAGCCTGCTCCAGCATGACCTCGAACAAGGCCTTCTGTTCGTCGCTCAGCGTGTCGAAGACATCCTGATACGTCTTCGTGGCGCCAGCGTGTTCGAGCTCGAGACCGGAATGAATGATGGCCTCATCGTCCAGCGTCTCGATCTGAACGTCTGCACCCTGTCCGTGAGCGATGCGAACGTAGTCGATCCGAGCACCGGGATTGGCACCCGAAAGAACGAGACTGACTTCGTTCAGATTGCCGTGCAGGACGGTCTTGTTCTTCTCGACCAGCTGAGTGGCATAGATCGAGAGGGCCTTGATGTCCTTGTGCTCCACAAGAAGCTTGGCGCTCTTGGCAGCATCGGTGTCGTTGAAGAAGCAGAATGCATACATCCCGTCCTTGCGATGCTGCAGCGTCGCATGACCCAGAATGTTGTCTGGGCTGTTGTGCTGATGCTGCCACACGAGGGGGATCTGTTGCTGGTCCATGTGCTTGAAGGCCTCGGGCGTGATCACTCGCCCGTCCGAGCACTTGAGACCGAACTGCGTCGCGTAACCACCGAAATCGTGGTCCACTACGGTCTCCTTTCATGTTCGATTAGAGCGACTGGCGCTCAGGACGGTGGTTCCACTAATTTCAGCGGAGCCGGCGGTTCCTGTGGACTTTTTAGCCCGAGTTCTGATTCTGGCATGTTGCTGTTTCGAAGCTGATCCGCCTTGGGATCCTTGACGGGCGGCCTTCCTACGACCTGGCGCATTTCGTTCGAAGACATGATCTCATTCCGCGTGAATTTATCGGCGATTTCGGCCAACTGATCCACAGGAATAAGAGAGAATGGGTCGTAGAAATACATCACGCTCTGCCCTTGTGTTCGGGCAGTCTTCGTCAAGAATGTTCGCTGCATTGCTTCAACAACAGCGTCCATGATGGGCTTGATAGTGCGATTGAAATAGTTCAGCATCACCGGTTGGGTCGCGGTACCTTCCATGACCTCTTTGGTAATACCCAATTGACTGTAAAGAAGATCCGTCAAGAACTCAACTTGCTTGAGAAGGTTGTTTTCAGACGGGCGATTCAGTTGGATAACCTTTTCGGTACCATCGGTATAAGCGATACCGTATTGGCTACCTTTCAGTTGAAGTTCGATATCTTTCCGACGTTGTTCAGCCTGCTGTCGTCGCTGTTCCGACTTGATTGTGTAGGGCAACTGAATGATGAGATCCAGTTTCCCAGAACTCGACTGCTCGTCCACTGCATCCAGAAGATTCAATTTCCGAATGAGTCTTTGCAGTGTCGAGTTAGGTTCGTTCATGACTGCATAAAGAGGATTTTCGACAATAGCAGCGTATCGTTTCGATACGACAACTTCCTCTTTCATGCCTGTCTTTTCGTTGTAGACAGAAACTCTCACGTTTTCAGGAGACCAACGAACGATTCTACCAATTCGCATGGTCTTTATGTCCCAACTGCCCGACGTCTTAGGATTGACCGTCGTATCTATCGGGACTAGGGCGATCACACCTTCATCAAACAACGACATGACCATGTCTTGTCGGAAGTGACGAGCACCTTGGTCAATGTTCGCTTCAAGATTCAAGCATTCGTTCAATCCACTCTTGACCACAGAATCAAAGCGATCCTGATCATCGAGCTTGACGTGATTGATTTTCAAGTCGGCGACGTCGATCGCGATACGAGTGTAGATCGAAGAAATGATCGACTTCTCGTTCGTGAACCTGAGACGGGTTCTGTCCGGCCGCGCACCGTAGGACGCCACTGATTCGAACGGGTCTTCCCTATCCAAATTGAAAAAGACGTTCCAGGCGTGCTTGAGCCGGCCCAAAATGGTCATGTGTTACCTCCTCCCGTCACTCGAACGCCTCCTTGTTGAGTTTGTATGCTACGTAAGCGTCCATCATGGCCGCCACGTTGTCGATCTTTTCTTCGGTACGCTTTTTGAGAAGCTTTCGGTTTCCGTTCGTGTCTTCAAGCGTGATCGCATTTCCCATGGTGAAGGCCATTAGCTCTTCATCAAATATGATCATGCGCTCTTCACTTAGTTTCTTCAATTCTCCCAAAGGAACAGACTCGGTTCGAGCCCCCTGAATGACTTTCTCGATCCCGTAGGGCCCATTTTCCTGTTCCCAGCGAGTAATGAATTCTTTCGCGTTATAAGGGTCGTATCCAAAAGTACGGACATCATAACGCATAGTCAAAATATGTTGATCGAGGTCATCGTAAACCTCCATCATATCAAGAACGGTTCCTTCAAGAACATGAAGACTGCCTTCGCGCCGAAACTGCTCGTACTTATGGCGTAGAGCACCGGGCAATTTCATTAACGTCAGCGATGAGATGTAACTGCGCGTCTTTACTCCGAATTCCCCACGAGGAAGGGGGAACAAGAAAGTAAATGCACAAAAGTCATCACCTTGCGACAAGTCCGCACCCAACGAACACGGAAGATCCCAGAAATCATGCCGAGGATGAGGGATTGTTTCTTCATAGGTGAAGAAGTATGTGTAGCCTTCCATGGGAATTCCGAATCGCTTCGCCAAGATATCGTTTCTTGCAGCCGGAGCTTTCTCGGCACGTTCGACATCCAACTGATATGTTTCATAAGTGACTGTTCGACCGATGTTGGGTTGAGCTTTTACCCACATATCGGGATCGGCCACTTCTTCTAGCTCATCCAGCTTGTAATGCCAGATGGAAACATGAGGAGCCGGATAATCGCCCTTAAGAATCTCTTGCAATTCCAATTTAATGGTATCGCCAGATCCATTTCGAACTGTTCCTTCTGAACTGATAGCAATGATAAGAAAGTCATCCAGTTTGGATGCACCTTGTTCGATCGCGCCGATCACATCTTCTCTAATATCGCCCGATAGCCACTCATCGATGGTGGACATCTTCGGACGAAGTCCCTGAAGTTTTGCAATCGACATCGGTCGAACTTCTAGCAAGCTACCAGTTAAGAAATTCTCAATACCCTTCTTAGTGGCGGCAAGTTTCTGCCGCATCAAACGATTCCCCGTAGTGTTTTGCATCGATCCGTGTGTCAAGAATTTAAACAACGGACCTTTAGCTCGAGTAATCGCTGTTCGAAACGGGGCCATAACTTCTTCGGCCTGTTTCATTGTTGGAGCTGTAGTAATTTGGTGCGTAGTCGACGTATCGACATTCAAAAAATACGCCTGAAAGCATTCAGCGTACATGGATTTCGCAGCACCACGAGCAACGATCAAATACTGTTTGGTAATGAGACGTTTCTTGATGGTTCGGGTTACATACCGACCGCCTGAACCATCATCGCTCGGTTCCCACACAGATCGATCGACGTAGTAGTACCAGCCGAGAACCTGCTCAGCCCACAATTTGAATGTGGGAAGCAAATGCAAATCTGTTCCGTCAGTAAGAGTCAATTCTCCTTCGCAATAGAGAATGAATCCGTTGACGGCTTGCGAGTCATACCAGAAAGCGGGGTTCGCAATGAGCGCGTCGATCCGGTTCATCTCCGCCGAGATCTCGCGGTTCACAGGAATTTCGCCCCGAAGGACAGCATCCCTGAATAAACCGTAATAATACGGCGTCGCCGTGTTCGACAACGACATCGATCAAACCTCCTTTCTGATCAGAACGAGTTCGTGTTGAATACCATCTTCTTGTCGCCCCAGCAGACAGCAATTCGGTTGAAGTACAGTCTGTCGGGCAAAGTTGAACGCTTCATCATTTGATAGCGACTTTCAGAGACATCCATTCCCGAATCGTAATAAGGGACGTCATCGATGAAAGCCGAGCCGACCGGACCAATGGTCGCATGCGGCTTGAAATCAGTGTATCGACTCTTGTTCCACTTCACGACGAGATTTCGAGCCAAGAGCAACTGTGGTGTTGGATAAAGAATCAGTGCATCCACGGCTTCGTCATCTTCGCCCAGTTGTTCAACCGATGTTACTGGAAGAGAAAATGGACCGGTGATTCGAGCTGCTGAAATCGCATCTTTACCCATAGCATTCAAATCAGTTTCTTGCAGTTCATCGATTGGCCCCGCAAAGACAAGCGTCATATGCGGAAGATCTTGCTTGCACCACGAACCATCTTCGGGAAGGTAAGCGATCATTGCATCCGTGCTCATGCAGCACCACCCGTCGCCGCTTTCTTGGCAACTGTGGCCGCAAGCTTCTTTCCGAGAGACACCTGCACTTCACGCTTGCCGATCTCCAGCAAAGTAGAGGCCATCCAACGTTGAATAGCAGGCTTTTCGTTCACACTGAGTCGCTTGAATTGCTGCTCGAGATTCATTCGGTTGATTGCTTGCTGAAGCTCGGCATTGGTGAGCGCTTTCGTTTTGCTTCGCTTCGCGCGTGCGCGTATGCTCAATGCCGCTTGTGCCTCGGCAGAGGGACCTTCTTTTGGCAGCTTAGCTGCTCTGCGGACACCCCATTTCATCCCCTTCACACCGTAGTGCGCAAGGAAGTCATCTACTGCGGACACACCTACCTCCCTTCACTTAGCGGTGATCCATTCTGTTCCGTTGTGCCCGTTCATACGAGCATTCACCCATGTAGATCCATTCCACACTTTGGCTTGATGCTGACTCCACGTCGAACCATTCCATACTTTTGGCTTGCCGCTTCGCCCTGCTATTACCGGAGTTGACATGAATGTGGCAATCTCCGACGGTGTTAATGCCGCATCAAAGAAACGCACATCATCAACAGTAACCGATGAAGAAGTATTCTCAAAGAATCTGAAAACATCAGCATCGGTTCTCAGTGGCGCAGTCAATGGTTGAGTCGCTACCAGAGTTGCATCCAAATAAAGCTTGACGTTTGTTCCATCATACGTTCCCGCTACATGATGAAACGCAGAATCGGTAGGTCGCGCCACTGAAGCTCGCACAAAACCGGAAGCGTTTCGAGCTTGAATGTGCCACTGACTTGAAAGGAACAACAAACCCCAAGTTCCAGAATCGATCGTCGAATTATAAAATTCGAACGCCCATCCCGTGATTGGGGTTGTCTCTTTCACCCATCCCATGACAGTTCGATTAGAGGTTTTTAACGCATTCAAAATTGTAGATGACACAATCAGAAGATCAGCTCCTGATTGAGACAAACCGCTTCCAGTATGCCCTGTCACCCGTACATTCGGACTCGTCAAGGCAAAGTTACGACCATTGCCTGAACAATCTATTACGTCCCCAGACGCCTCATCGAAATTATAGGCGGCAAGAGGAGCCGTCATGAGCTTGTGTCAATCCAGACGTCACCAACAGATGGAGATGATGGGGCAGATGAAGCAACCGTAATCGATGGGCCGCTATAGTCTGCTCCATCAGCTCCCGGAGGACCTTGGACTCCTTGAATCCCTTGCGGGCCCTGCTCGCCTTGAGGACCGGCGGAGCCATCAACTCCATCCAATCCCGGAATTCCTTGAGAACCCTGCGGCCCCTGAGGACCTTGGACTCCTTGAATCCCTTGCAGTCCCTGAGGACCTTGATCGCCTTGCAGCGAAAGAAGCCATTGATCGACAGTTCCAGCGAACCCTGCATTCACAGCCACCTGATAGGCGGACAACCCGTCTTGTCCTGGCGCGCCTTCACCACTCAGATAGCCAAGCTGGAGCCAATGACTAACGCCATTGCCGATCTTGAGTTTCCCTGTGTCGGTCTCGACGCCGGGTTCCCCGCTTTGCAGGATGGGGTTTGCAGCCATCCATTGGGCAGCAGTTCCTCGGCGTAATCTGAAAGTGTACACCGATACTCCCTACGGGCTTCCGCCGTCCAACACCGGTCCCGAATCAACGAGCTCGTCCGGATCGGTCCAGGCAACGCTCTCCCGTTGAACGTTGATCCTCCACTCGAGTTCTTTGATCTGATCCTGCATGGCCGTCACAAGATAGCCGATGGTCGGGGGATCAAACAACATTCGAACTCGAAGGTAGACGTATGTCTTGATGTTGTTCAGTCGAAGGTCGCCCCCAAGGAAGTCAGACCACACGGCGTCTTTGTCCTCGATCATGAAACCAGACTCCGGTCCCACACCCAGCTGGTTCAACGTACTGAACACGGCGTTGATGTGCAGGATGATGTCCTGATCGAAGGCTGTGTAGTCGCTGCTGAGATTCAGAACTTTCTTGACGCTGTCGAGAATGCTCTCGGTCATTACTCACCTCCCTTGAGGGCTACCATTTTGACGGTGGTCAGCCAGCGGTACCGAGAACTCGCAGATCGGCCCAGCCCTCGACGACCGTCGGGTCGCCGCCCTTCCTGGAGATCCAGAACTTCAGACCGTTCAGCTCGTCTTCGTCCTCCACGTGGCGTCGCGTGATGCCGTCGCCCACCCAGATTCCAGAACCGTCCGCGGCGTGCGCGAGAATCAGATTTCTCATTGGTGAATCGTCTTCCTGTTCGATGCCCGCCAGAACGTTGGCACGGGCAATGATCTTCGGGATTTGTGAGATGCGCCGATCCCCGGGACAGACCTTTCCTTCCCACTCGGTCCAGATTTCTCCTCCGGGGATGCGACCTGTGTAGGCGTAACCAGACCAGTTACCGTCGATGCCCTGACGATGGAATGCGATCCCCTTGGAAGAGGGACGACTGTCAGGGCAGGCAACGAGTGGAACACCATGTGTCTGATAGGCCCAAGCGCAGATTCTGGCAATGGATTCGATCTGTTGATCTGTGAAGAACGGAACGGCACGACCGTCGTTGATGTTCCACGGCGAGAATGCTCCGTCTCGATCGGCATTCTCGATCGCGATGATTCGGTAGTTACCGTTCAGATTCGCCGCAGAACGGTACAGTGTGTCTCTCGACTGGTAGATGTGACCATCACCGCGAGTAGAGAAGTGGGCCGCATGAGCTGGCGCCGATCCGACAATGGTGTGAAGACAAACGATGTCGTATCGCGACATCACACCGTTGTCATGATGCGGTCCAACCCATTCAGCACCTGGCATTCTCGCCATGCGAACTCCTACTGCTTCTTCAGCGCCGAGTACGCCGTCGGTGAGGCGAAACCCGCGGCCGCGAGACGCTGCTTGAGGCCCTTCTCCTCGCCCCACTCGCCGTTCTGCACCTGCTCGGCGAGGTCCAGTGCCGAAGGCTTGTAGGCCGACGGAGCTCCGCGAGTGAGACGCTGGTTGACCTTGGTGAAGACTGCCGAAGCATCGTGACCGGCCTCGGAAAGACGATCGCGCAGGCCGTCGTAGGAACCCCACACACCAGTGAGCACCTCATGGGCGATCTGGTCGACGTTCGACTCGGTGTTCGTGGTTTCCTCCACCGCCGTCGCGGTTTCCGTCGTCTTGTCCTCGGTGATCTTCTCCTCGGCCTTGGCCTTGGGTGGCATGTTCGACTCCTTACCAGAGTTTTGTATCGCCGGGTCGTCGGGGAACATGGGGTTTAGCCAAAAGGCTTGCGTTCCCGTAGTGAATTGCGTTGTGTGTTTCGTGTGTAGTACAAATGAGGTTGTCGAGATCCAGCGCCATGCGAGTGCCGTACTCGATATCTCTTTGCGTAAGCGGATTCATGTGATGCACGATAAGTCGACCATGAATTTCACGATCTTCTATGCCGAGATCACAGCTACCATCTCGAATGATTACGTCGCGACGTACTCGGCGCCAATCTCGAGACATGTAAAAGTTTTGATTGACCCATCGATCGAAACCGAAGGTCTCGCATCCGACCTGACCATGCAGAGCAAGGTATTTGAATCTCTCTTCGAACGTCTCAAGCTCAATCAGTTCGGAATAGGATCTAATCCTCGTACTCATCGTAGTCAGGCTCTCCTCCCTCAGGAAGATTCCCGCTATAAGCTTGCATGGCGTGAAGCGCGTCGGCAATGAGGGTCTCTACTCGTTTCTCCGACTCCATTACTTCACGTTTTGTCTCGAGCAGAGCAACTTCGTTCCTCAAACGTTGTTGTTCGAGTTTCTCCCGAGAAGAACCGAGCTTCAAGTAATGCGTGATGACTTGTGCAGAGGCTTCACCGCTAACTAGCTGACGTTCAGCAAGGTTTACGGCAGCCTCGATGAGCTGATTCTCCCTTTCCTCAGGAGTTTTCGCTGGGGGGCGATGGGTTTCACCCTCTTGTGAACCAGTTCTCCTGCGGGCAGCCACGGTTTAGACCTCCTTTCAACCCACTTC